ACCACGAACTCCGCCTCTAGCGCCACCTTTCTTTTTCATGCCGCCTTTAGCGTAACCTTTTTTAACTTTGCCGCCGCCCATTGCCATCATCGTGGGTGGCTTCTTTTTATTCTTATTCTTTTTCTTCTTTTTGTCTGATGGTGACACTTCGGCCATCATACCCATATCAATCATGGAACCTTTAGCATAACCTTTCTTAACTTTGCCGCCGCCCATCATCTTACCTTCGCCGTCAGCAGCATAGAAAGGAACTGGCTGACCTTCTTTATTTTTGACCATTTTAAGTTTTTCTTTTTTCATAGAACTAACTCCGTTTATCACTATACAAATTATCAAAAGTTACTGATGGGTCCATATAACTTCCATCTGATTCTGCATTATGCGTCCACTGGCTTGGCTTGAAATCTGGTGGGCCTTTACCTGTTTCCCATAAAGCTGGACTTGTTGCCCTAACACGATTGTTAGGTAATGCCACTATATTCCCTGTCCATTCTCCAGCGTCTGTAAGTTCAATAACATGACTTTGTTTATGTTGAGCTGGGTCATCTGCAATTCTTGAGTCTGTATAATCAACAGTAAACATATACTTCCCAGTGTGAAACTCTCCATCAATTTTACAAATCCACGGACTTGAACTTGTCCTGTCGTATTCTATGACAGAATGACTTCTAGAACTACAATCCCAAGGCTGTACAAGATGAGTTAACATTCTATCAGGCCATTCCTCTAAAGGTGTATCCGCAACAAGGGCTGTAATAGGCATCCTTGCCCACATAGCCCCTCCGTGAATATTTTCGTCATCCGTATCATCACTCTCACAACCCGTGAAAACAATTTGAAAACTTAAACAACGGTCTGGAATCGTAGTAACTGCGATTGCCATGCCGTGGAGATATTCCCCGCGATATTTTTCATGGTTATGTGTAAACTCCTTTCTTACCCAACAATGAAAATGAGGAATATTACTCTGTAAATATGCCATCTATCTCCTAACAATTCCACTTCCGTAAACTTTTGTTAATCCGGCTATTTGGATCGTTTGCTGTCTTTGCGCTGGTGTTACGTTTCTTCATACCTTTCATGCGGGCGCAGAAAGACTTACGACGTTTAGCCGCTTTAGAACCTTTTTTGAGCTTGCTTGGCTTGGTTGTGACGGCAGTTTGCAGTTTGCTACCGGGATTTTGCCTCCGATAGCTGGCAACACCTTTTTTGTTAAGACCACCAGAGGGATCTTTACCTTCTTTGCGTTGCCAAGCGGGGGATTTAACTCCCCCGCCTCGCTTGTAATACCGTCGCATAACTATTAACCAAACTTCTTACGAAGATACAGAATAATAGTATAGGTATCAGCCGATGATGCGCCCACAGTTGTGAACTTGATATCACCAGTTTTACCTGAACCAGCATTATTAGTAAGACCACCAAAGCTGCGATAGTCGTGATTACCACTTTGGTTCTCACCAAGCTCTATACAAAAAGCGTCTGACGTAGCATCCCAAAGAATCTGGACCTTCATACCGATGCACTGCCACCAAATACGTTCAATAGTAACGCCAGAACAGGCAACACCATTATAGGCAGACTCTAGGGCGCTGACATCTACTTTTGTAACCGCCGATTCTCCGGTGCCATCCGAAACATTAGTTAATTTAATTACCGCATGGGCCGGGCCATCAAACAGGGTTTGAGAGGTTACTGCATCAGCCATGAGTTACCCCCTTTATGCAAATTGCACGTACTCGATGATAAACGTAAAGGAACCAGCAGTAGTTGCATCCACAGTGTTGGTGATGTTGCAGTAGATGGTTCTTGCAGTATCTGTATATTGAACAGAAGCAGGAGCCGTAGTTGCGTCCTGAGTTTGAAGGACCAAAGAAGTAACAGTTACGTTACCTACAGCAACCGTCGTACCACCATCTAGAATTTCATCCGTTTGAGCAGCAACAATCTGAGCGCCAGAGCTAGACGTTCCAACCTCATACCCAATATCACCAGTCCCAATGGTAGGGGCCGTAACACAAAGAATCTTAATGTCGGTGATAATGGTGTTAGCAGGTTGGGTAAACTCACCAATGTTGTCGCTGTCACCAGCCGTGGTGTTAACCGTAACACCGGTAGCAAAACCAACGTGCTTGACGTACTTGTCAGTAACAACACCCGTCGAAGCAACATCAAAAACCGTAGTTTCCGCGCCCGTTCCAGCAGTTACATTGATTACTTCAAACCCATTTTCAGAACGAACGGGTCCGTTAAAAGTTGTGTTAGCCATGTGTATCTCCTGTCTTGGCTAGTGTCAGCCACCTTATGTGACTGTCAGGGATAAGTTGTTATACAATAAAAAAAGGGGGGTATCAAGTACCCCCCTCTTAATGCCCAGTTTAGGCTCCGGGTGAACCGAAGATCCCAAGTGGATCAGAGACACCGAACGAATAACGCTCGCGAGCTTTGTAGCGGCTGTTGCCCGTATCGAAGTCAGCGTCCATAGACGTAGCCATCGGGGAACGAACAAAGTGCTTCAAGCCATTTGGAACGTCAGTCATAAGGAACCACGCATCCGTATCAGTCAGATAGTGGTTGACCGTGTAGCCTTCAGGAATAGAACCGTTATTCTTGAGAGCATTGACGTCGTTGTCTGCGGTGCCTACCCGGCCCTCAGTCTCCAACAACCGTGTAGCAACAAACTGCAGGTTGGAAGGAATGACGAGCTTACGCGGGCGTGCGGCAATCAACAAGCCACGTTCATCCGTCCACTGACCAATCTGAATAACAGCCGCCTCAAGAGAGGTTTCGTTAAGATCAGCAGCCACAGAAGGCGTGTTCGAGTTGGTGCCACCCGAAACAAGCGGGTGAGCCGTGGAGCAAAGCGCTACACCGTCACCATAAGTCGTGGAGAAGGCATCGTTAAGAATAGCCGCTCCTTTAACTTGTTTCGTATAGGCCATAGCGCGGGCAAGAGCTTTCGTATAACGAGCAGACAATGAGTCATACAGGTTATCTTCAATAGCTTCCTCAGTAACTGAGAATCCCATCGCAATGGTTTCGTGCGTATAACGAGCCGTCCACGCTTCCTGTGCGTTGTCATATTCGATGGCAGAGCCTTCGTCCTTGACTGGCGCAGCAGAAAAGCCTGACAGTTTCGTCTCTTCCTCAAAAGAACGATCAGAGGTTTCTTGCTCAAAAATCTCTTTGTGTTCTTCACCGTACTTAGCGTACTCCATACCAAACAGAGCGTTGAGGCCGGGGAGGAGTTCTTTGAGTAGTTGGGCGCGTGAAATAGCCATTGTTTACCTCCTACAGTCCAACAGGGTTACGATAAGCGTGTCCACCGATGAACACGTTACTACCATTGTCAGTATGAGTACTGTAGATAACGAGCACTTCTTGGAAGGTATCAGTACCTGTAGCAGTGCTGTCAACCACATCAATAATCTGAAATGGTAGAGTCGAAGTCGTAGCAACACTACTATTGATAGCTAGCTTAGACCGTCCATTAGCAGTATTTAGCGTATTGCTAATGATTGAAGCCTTGTTACCAATAACAGTTCTTCCTAGTGTTGCCATCGTAGTACCTGAAGAACAGATAGCAGCTTTTAGGATAATGTCAGGATCATCAACAATAGATGCTTCAATATCGCTAGCAACAATGCTACCCGGATATTGATTGTTGAAGGTTAACTGACCGGTGTTTGGGTCTGTGTAACTGCAACCCATAAAAACACCTAGAGTCCCAGTGGCTGGGAAAGCGGTGGTGCTTCCGTCACGCTCAATGGTTCCGTCATTCACACGCTTGACTAGGTCGCCTTTTCCGATAGCTGTACCGTAGTTACTAGCAATCTTCATAGAGCGAGTAGCACCTGCGAACGAACGACCACCAATCAAGCCAACGGGTACTAACCCGTAAGGGGCATCGATAGTTGGATAAGCCATAGTTTTAAACTCCCGAGCTTATTAAGTTCCGTTACCAAAAGTGACCTTCGATTTCCGATCATTAAAGAGCGGCATACGAGGATCGTTTTCTCTCATAAGGTTGTTATCAACCGAAGAAATTTGCGCTTTGGCTTGTTCAGTAAAGTAGTCATTGCGCTCATCGACTAATTCTTTTGGAGCTTTGCAGAGCATCAAACCGCCAATTACAACATTATCAGCAAACTTCTCTTGTTCGATGGTAACTATTGTAATCTCTGGATGGTCCGATGCTTTAACCGGCTCCCAACCTTCACGTAGTTTTGAAGAAACATTGGTGGCGTCAACCTGACCTAATGTGGCAACACGTATCCAATGAAATTCATAACCCGGCTCGGGAGTAGGTGAGGGAAGCACCTCGGGGCGCTGCCAAGCTCTTTTACGGGTCGTTTTTTCTCTGGTCGTCTGCTCACGGTTAATACGGTTATCAGCCATTTGCTTCTTTCCTCATATCAATTGCAACCTGTTTGGCGTAGTCTTCAACAGAAATTCCTAAACGTCTTGCTAAATCTACCTGTGTTTTTGTCAGTACAATCTTTTTAGGAGAAGTACTTCGCGTAGCAGGTGTAACAACATTAGACTGACGTTTTGGTGTTTCTGCTTCTTCTTCAATATCTCCAAAATACTCAGGAAATATTTTTTGCATACGAGAATCAATAGTCTCGTAGTATTCGTCGCTTTGCGGGTTTACACCCGATTTGACAAGTTTGTTATGCAACCCCAGTACGTAACTTGTCATCTCATCATCTGAACCGAACCACGTATTGGCTTTTGCCCATTCGTTAGCTCGCTCATCAACCGGCACTGGGGCGGGTTGTTCTGTACTAACCTGTTCTACAGTACTTCCATCTTCTTGTAAAGGAGGCACCTGTATATTGTTTAAACGGTCAGATTTGATCTTAGCTGTGGTTAATTTTTCTTGAGCTTCAATAACCGCATCTGAATCACCTGCTTCGTACGCTTCTTTGTACTCACGTTTAGCCACTTCCAATTCAGAACCGGCACTACGCTTTGCTTGATCTAACAAAACAGTTTGGTTTTTAGTT